CTGCTGCCCGTATCATAGAGACAAAAGTAAATATTGCACTTCCATTAGTGTCTCCAATTACATCACCGGCTGTATAAGCTGTTGTATTGGACGGACGTGTTATTGTAACCGTTGCACTATGCCCGTTGGAGCTATTGTTTACTGTACCGATTACTTTAGTTGTTTCAGATGTAAGAGTAGCAGCAACAGGAATACTTGTTTGGTCGGAGGGAAGGACTACTTTGAGAGACGTCGCCATCGTTCCTTGCCCTAGAGCAGTAGGAAGTAATGCGATAAGTGAAGTTAGTCGTTGTGCAATTCTTTGTAAGCGCCCGTTGAGTCCGCTACTTGCAGTGTCGGTTCCAGGAGCAGTTTCAGTAACTCCACCAATAGCCGTAATAGCGTCATTTTGCTTAGCTTCGGTGGCGGGTGCTGCAATGATTTTAGCTAAAATAGCGGCAGAAGTGGTTTCGGTTGATGCTCCGGCAGGTAATGCAGAAGTATTAACTACTACACCGTTAGTTGTTCCAGGTGTTGTTTGATCGATACCAATTTTACCAACAATAGCTGAGCCTGCTGCCAGAGCAGGAAGCGTTGCCAAACTCACAGGCTGAGTTTCTGTTAAATCTGCCTTTAATTGCAGCTCTGCCAGTAAAGAGTCTTGTTTTGTAGCACTTGCCGCATCTGTTGGTAGCGGTAGTGATGTTGCAGATACAGGGATGGCAGAGGCTCTTAATTGAGTATCTGTTAAAGCCTCTGCTGCATCATCGTAATAAATCAATAATTTATCTGTATTGCTCATCGCAGATGAATCAAATGCAAATGTCAGTACATTGGTTGCAACTGTCCCACCAAGACCTGCAACCGCAGGATTGTATATAAAGACGTTTGATGTTGTGTTTAAAACTGTAAGGATTGCATCAAGTCGAATGGTTGCATAATCCGTAAATGTGACTGTTTTTGCAGTTTTATCAAATGTGTAATTCTGTATTTTAACTTTCATAACCTATCCGAATATCAGTGATAAAGCAACCGTTGTGCCAATATCCACTGACCCTGTTGCACCCGTAGAGCCTTTAGCCCCTGTAAAAATTATTTCCAACCGAACTTGATCAGTGTTCGCTAATGTTCCTACGTACAAAGCGTCTGAAATATTCAAACTATAGTACGTGGAGAAAGCAGTTGCACCTAATATCTTTAAGGAAAGGTATACCGCAGGATCTGACACTTTTGTAATACGTATTAAGGCTTTTAAAACAGAATCTGATGCAGCAATCTGGGCTAATCTGGTTGATATATCTGTACTGCTTGCATCAGTTTTGCTAATATTTAATATAACAGAAGAGTCTAACTCATCATCACTGATAAACTGTCCTGTGCCGGGATCACCTGCGGACGCCGCTGTGCTGTAAGTATATAAGTAGTAATCCCCACCTGCGCTGCCTTGTGCTCCTGTTGCTCCAGTATCGCCCACCATTGTTATCAGATTCCGTGACGAATCTAGTCCGTAAATAAGGCCAGCCACCGTGGTTGGAGTTCCTGGAGAGAGAGTGGCTGTACTCCCATCTGACTGAAACCAAACATTGTAAGTTGAGGGAGGTGTAATAACATCATCAGGTGCCATTCGTTTGTATAAATTACCGCTCATAAGTTTACCCAATAGCCATCTAAAATTAAATAACCATCTACCTTACAAGGTAAATGAGCCAATACTTGTTTGTTTTCAGGGACTGTATAAGTTTGCCCTACTGGAATATAAAAAGGGCAAGACTCTCCTATAGCTTCACTTAATGATTCCGTAGAGCCATTACCTAAATTTAAAATCCACTGCCAAGTTAATGATCCTATCTTAGCATATAGAGAGCTAAGTGATGTATTGATATAGTAATCCCCTACTCTACCAAGTGATGAGTGTGGATCAGTAACTCCATAATAAATCTGTGATCCTGGCGTTCCTGGTAATCCAGTCTGTCCAGGGCTGCCTGTCTGTCCAGTACCCCCAGTTAACTTATTTAGCTCATCTTGAAGAATCCTAAGAGCAGCAAATACAGGTACTAAACCTGCTACTACATCTGGATTACTGGAATTAGGTCGTTGAGGTAAGTTAAGACTAATAGGACTATTAATACTTGTTTGTGAGGGCATATTATACTTCCCCTATATACATAATATAATAAAGCACTAGGTAAGGAGGCATATTCTTTCCGTCTCCATCTACTCCTGTAGTATTAAACGTCACATTAGACAATGTTCTATTAACACTTGCTCCTGCTAAAGGGTTAAATGGAGGAAACAATAATGGATCAGGATCACCGGCCACTGGGGGCAATAAAGTAGCATAAGGGTAAGGCCCGTACCAGAGATTAGCGCTTAGCCCATACTGTACAACACTATCAATAAATCCTGGGTCACCTGGATTAGGGTAGTTATCAACTGTTATCGCAGTCCATATATCAGTATCAGTTCCAGGTACTCCATACTCAGGCGGATATTCTAGTAAAGGTCTTCCAGCTAACCCGTCATAACTATAGTAACTTGTCTCAGTCCATTCAGCAAAAAATCCAGTAGGCCCATCAGGTAGATTATAATCAATTACATCATGAAAATTCCAAATAGCTGGCTTAGTATCAAATGTGTGGAAATGACCTGCATTAGTAACGCTATGATAATGAGTTGGAACTATACTATCTTTAGAACCTCCAGTAGAGTGTAAGGCTAATTGACGATAAGGGTTAGTACTGTAATCATAAACAAATAAACCGCTAAGATCAGGAGTCCCATTAAGTCCATCACAGACTGCCCAAGTTATAGGTAAATCTTCTAACAAACCAAACCACATTATAATCATACCTGGCAAAGCTAACGATACTGTATCCCCCAAACCTGCATCGCCTATAGGCCCTTTAATACCATCCTTACCTGGTAATTCCTCTTGCCATTCAGTCCAAGCTAACATTAACTTATCCTCATTATATAAATTAATACATAATAAGGAGGTAGATTAGCATCATTAGGGCTATCGCCCGTTGAGTTAACTGATACGCCGCTTATTTCAGTTGATGTATCAAAAGCACTGACTACAGTGGGGGTAAATACTGTAACCGAACCTGATGCTACGCTACTGGTACCCGGAGGAGAATTAGTGGCTGAATGCACATGAAAGTGACCGTTATCTGTAACTCCGTGAGTATGGCTAACTATCACTGCATCTCGTGATCCACCAACTGTACCTACTGTAATGTCTGGAGTAGCATAATTATATCCTAATACAAATCTACCTCGTAAATCAGGAGTAACTAATAAGCCATGAGTAGCTCCATCACAAGGCACCCAATTAACTGGTATGTCGTCCATATACCCTGACCATATCAATATAGCACCTAAAGGTATATTACCCACAGTAGGAGGACCAGCTGGGCCAGTATCTCCTTTAGGGCCATCAAGTCCAGTAGTACCTTTTACCTCTTTCCACTCAGACCAATTAGGCATAAATCCTCCGCCATACTGTGGGGGCTTTTACATCAATATAGACAATATCCCCTAACACTAAGTGATCTAAGCTGAAATCATAAGTTATAGGAGACGCCAACGGGACATCACCGACTGTATCCCACGGTACAAATATTAGACATAAAGGATGGTATGTAGTAGAGGGTAAGGCGGTCAAAGGTATCGATAGTGTAGCTGGAGTTCCTGGTACACAATGCACAACAGGAGATAAAGCAGTAAATCCGCTAAAGTATGCACCAGCCACCAAAGCTAACTTCATGTCATACTCAGTTGCCCCGCCTAGTGTAATAATAGCACTAAACCCAGATTCAGTTGTAGTTTCAAAAAGATAGAAGTTAAAAGTTAATTCTACTTCAGTGCCGAAATCTGTAGTTTTAGTTCCTGAGAAATTAACTGAATCAGCAGTAAAAGCCCAACCGCGTGGCGTACTTGCGCCCCAATCAAATTTGTCCGTGGCTAAAGGAATCAAGTCACCCTGTAAAGTCTGTGTAACTAATACTGAAAACATCGTCTGTATAGTGAATTCCTCGTTAGACTGCATAAGGCATTCATAGGGAGCGTCAATAGCTATACCAGGAATAACTGGTTTATTAAGTGAGTCAGCAGTCCCTTTCCGCCAACCACTCTCGAACATAGTATCCCAATCGTCAACTACTATAGTATTAGTTTCAGCTAATCGCTCTGGTAATACATAAGGCTCACAGTCACATATAGTCCCTCCTCCAGGATCAGTACCTCCTCCAGGTATATCTCCGCTAGTACCTGTGCAGTTAGCTACTAAAGGTATCTGAGTATCTATAAATTCAAATTGAATAACTGGCATATTAAGTCTCCGATCTTCCTACTGGGATAGCAAAAGTATCGCTATGAACTACTACATCATCACTGTTAGTTATTTTAATATCACAGTAAAGTCTCTTAAGAGGCCATCCAGTAGTTGATAGCTTATATAATCTGAACTTACCTCTTGTGTCTACATCATCTGGACTTACCTCTAATACAGTCACAGTTAGAGCTGTTACAAGATTATAATTAGGTTCTCGTACATTGGCTGTTATAGTTAGCCCCTCAAGAGTAAGACTCTCTCCATCCTTCGCTACTCTATAAGTAGCCACTTCATCAAATGTACTGCCTTCTTTAATTGGCTTTTCTAGCATTATCTTCTCCCAGCAACACTGCTTGTTATCTCTATTGAATTAAGGTTAAATGACCCCCCAAGAAGTAATACATGATTAACTCCAGTTACTCTAGTTAAGTAATCTCTAGTAGTGGAATTCATGTCTCTCGCTACTGGATCATTGAGAGAAAATTGAAGTTCCTTTCCATCCAAAGTAGTAGCTATAGAAAGAGTGAAATTAGTGTTACCTTCTCCTACATTATCCACTAGCACCCCCTGAATAGTAGTAAGTGTCTTTCTTGTAAGTGCAATCTTGCCAAACATGAACACTGCATCAGCTGTGAAGTCATGTGCGTCAAAATTAACCACCTGCACTTCACCTGAGCCTAGTAGAAACCCTATATCTTTTTTCGGATCGCCTGCTTTAGGTGAAGCTAAATTAAGCCCAATAGCGCTTGCATGAGTTATAGCTAACTTACCCCATCTTTGCAGAGCTGAATCATACACTAGACAGTATTGGTATAAGTCCTTAGGTAATCCAGTTGAAGGCAGAACTTTTCCATAAGATATAACAAAGTACCTACTGCCAAGAAATGAGATAGCTACATTAATATCAGCTACATCACTTACTAAGACTTTCCGTTGAGTATGATTATATAGCTCCAGTACACTACCACTAAGAAAGTCAGTAACTTCAGGAAATATAGCATCTGCTTTAGCTGCACTTACTTGTTGTAAACCTGCATTAGTCCAAGAGTAATTAACCCCTTCAAGACCATTAACTACATTCTCACTAGAATCTATACCTGCGCTATTAGGTACTGGAGTAAATACCCAAGGGAATTGAATATTACCACTCCATCTTACATCTACTGCATTAGAGGTAGTATAGACTAAGAAACCAGCAGGATTAGAGGAGAGTGCAGTTATAATACCTCTGATACCTGAAGGGATACCAAATCCTGTACCACTCTCAATAGCTAATGTAAGATCAAAATCAAGTGGATTAAACGCACTACTCCATTGAATATATCTTCCATTATGGAAGATAAGGTAGTTAAATGCGCTAGTTATTCCAAGGATAGTTGTAGTATCTATACCTCCTAATAGCTCCGGAGTATCCAGTTTGAGATTAACTATATCCACAGTATAAAGAGCAAAACCGGCTATACAGATGAAAGTTGTTATTCCTGTAGCAAGAAGCACTACAGCTGTAGTTACTTCACCTTCTCCATTCCATCCAGTTACATTAAGTGTTTTCCATCTCGAGTTAGGTATATCGTATATCCATACTATACCATTAGCGCATATCCCTATGTATGTCTTACTATCACTGTCCCTAACCTCAAATATACGCGTGAAATGCAATCCAAGTTCAGTAGCTGTAGCTACTGTATCTAACATATCAGCATAAGTTATCAGCTTTAATTCACCATAAGTATACTTCCGATTAGCTAGATAAGTGCCTACTTCCAATTCAATCGGGTCTATGGCCTTAGTAAAACTAATACTCCTATAACCTTCATTAGTCGGAAGTACATTTTCACAGTAATAGATATTAGCTATCTCCTTATTAGGTTCAGTAATAGTTCCTTTATTTTCATCTAAGTCAGGTATAACTACACTTCGCCCAGAGAACTCACTGAGCAGTGGAAAGCCTGTCCCTGTTAGTTTAACTCTATGTCTAGTGTAAGCCATGATGTTATTGATATTTAATTATGAGAGAGAATGTCTGACCAGCTGCTAGGTTAGCTGAGCCTCCAGTAGATGATGTATCAGTAGTGGTCACTGAATCGTAAGGAGCTGTCCCAGTAGATAATGGTTTTTGATTTCCACTAGAGAATGCTTGAGAGTATGTATGAGTATGAGCTTTAATCTCCCCAGTGGTTAAATCACCAAATACATCGCTGTATAAAATAGCATAATTGATAGGGCAGTAGGGTATATTGAATGTATCAGCCCCATCTCCCGGCCCCCAAGTAGTTCCGATAGCAGCATATAAAGCTGCATATGTAGTCCTACTAAGTGCTGTCGGAACTATAGGGAGAGTAAAGTAATTATCAGGTATAGTAGAGCTACTCCAGATAAGGATAGTACCTATCGGAGGAGCGGCAGCTGCTATAGCGGCAGTAGAAGAGGCTATGTAATCATTAAGTAGTACTTTAATAGCTCTTAATTCATCAGCTACTTTAGCGTCATTCTCATCTATAGGTGATGCTACATTAGTGGCATCTACTGTATAATCTGTCATCCGATTGCTCCTATCTCACTCTTAATAATATCAAGTCTATTGTCCATAAGTTTCCCAGCATAGCGCTGAGCTTCCTCATCCTTACCTACCATCTTAAATATATCTGCCGCAGCTGCTTCATAGATTACATAAGGAAATAATCCAGCTATCCATGAATCATAACAAGCAGTACCAAGATCAGGTCGTTTATAGTACTGAATAGCTATAGCAGTTACTGCCCTAATTGCCGCTAAGTTAATACTATTACCTTGACGATAGTAATAATTCTGTTGCTCCATTTGATAGGCATCGAATATATTATTAGCTGCTCGTTCATGAAACTCTATATCACCCCAATAACCTTGAAAGTTATGTAAAGCATCTGGCATAGGAGATAACACTTCTCGAATAGTCAGTATCTTGCGTAACTGCCCGTATAAGCCAAGAGTAACTTCCGAAAGAGAGTATCTCCATAAGCCTGAAGTATTATCAAGAGGTATGGAAGCAGTTACTACTAAATCCCTTGGATAATCTATACTAGAATGCTCCTTAAGAGTTGCTCTTAATACAGCTTGCTTAGTCTCAGCAACTAGGTCAGGCCTTCCAGTAATTATATATACTTGCTCTATTAAATCATCTAGTGCTGAGGCCATTGTTAATCTCCGCTCTTCTTACCAAGTTTGAGGGGCTTATGCTGCTGCTGCTCAACTGCCTCATTAACTGCATCTAATAAGACAACTGGGTTAATTGTCTGTTGAGATGGGCTGGCCTCCATTACTTTAGAAAAAGTACCATCAATAATAGAATCAGCTAGTGACCTAACTGGTCCGCCAGAATCTTGAATACCAGTTATAATATGAGCATTAGATGCTCGTCTTAATGCAGGATTATGTCTTGGATTAGTTGAGTCATAAGGAACTTCTTTCCAATCCTCCCCTGTCTGACTAATATAATTCCTAAGCATAGCTGCGTCCTGCTCAGTATAACAAACACATATACCAGCAACGAAGGCTAACTTACTTAGGGAGAAGTTTAAATTACCTCCAGCATCGAATACTACTGGATTAGTCTTACTTATTTCTGTCATGATTATATCCAAAAAGAAGGGTTGGGTACTTAATCCCAACCCTATTAAGCTAAAGGAACTTCTTATTAATGACTTGTCAGTCCATCAGCACTAACTGCATGTTGAATGTTAGTCATAATACCGCAACCGGCTGGATTCTTACAGAGTACAGTAAGCTCAGTTAATAGTGATCCACCTTGAGCATCAATAGCGTTATCGATAGCAGTGCCAAGTTGATTATACTCCTCAGGCTTAGTCTTACGCCCCATCATATACGCCAGACTAATAGAGGACTCATCTATAGCTAAAGCCATTCTAGCCCAGTGTAAGTTGGTATTAAACAAAGGATGTTCAACCAAGTACAGAGTGAAACGAGTCATATTGATCTTAGAGAATCTCAGACCCCATTCAGTAGTGCCATTCTCAATAAAATAACTTGAGTTAAGCCTCGCCAAACGGTTAATGACAATATGAGCAGTCTTGCCTACAAAGCAAAGTCTTTCATTACCTGACTGAGGAGTGTAACTCATGTTAACCAAGTTATCAGCCCAAGCTTCCAGATCATCAATAGAGAGCGCTCCAGCTGTTGGAGTTCCATTGACTGAGGAGTTAGCTACTGAGATGTTACTTGAGTAAGTAGTGCCAGGCAAGAATAAGTTAGTTGACTGACCATCACTGATCTGAGCAATAACTCCACCCATAGTACGGAAAGCATTAGAACTACCTGCTGTGCCAGATGAATTACTTCTCTTACCGAAGATCAGTGACTTCTCAATGGCCATAGCATGATACTGACCGCACTCGTTACGAGACTTGGCAATGTTAGTATCGCCAATTACGTTCTGAATAGCAGCTACTGTACCAGAGATAGCCCAAGCATCACGGAAGATTTGTGTATAGTTAATAACACGAATCTCTCTGGTCAGGAAAGAGTTAGGTCTTGTACTCGCGTCAGGGAAGGCATTACCAATATGAACGAAAGTACTATCAAGAGCGATGTTAGCAGCTCCGAAATCAGCACTTCTTTTGATGTTGATACTAGTACTACCTGGTACACTATTAACCAGAACAATTTCAGAGTCATAGGTAGTGATAGGAGTTAATGCGCCTGAGCCTCCAGTAGTTGTACCTACTCTTTTATAGAGTCCATTAGGTATTACCTGGGAGGAGTCATACACATCAATAGCTACATCTCCAGCAGTACTATTAGCTACGGCAGTACTGACAGTGAAGGAGGGGAAGATCATAATCTTAGCAAAAAAGCCATGCTCAATTTGAACAGCAGTTTCCTCTTTAAGCTTACTAGATAAGCCAAGTAAAGTAGCTTCACCTTGAGGGAGCAAATACTGCACCATCGTAGGGAAACTCTTCTTAGCTATTTCAGAGTTAAGAACTGGGGCAATAGCCCCAGAGTCGGTATTGAAATTAGGGTATCCGCTAATACCATAGGGTAATGCTGATGGCCCTGTTACTACTAATCCAGACATGTGGACTCCTTGTTATTTAGTGAAAGTGATTAAGAAACTTCAAGAAACTTAGACCAGTCGTATTCCGGCTGGCTATTATTTATATTACCTTTCTGCTCAGCCTTAGTTAGTCTATCTTTAATAGTTGGATCAAACTTATTAACTACGCTGGAAAGATAATTGTTAACCATAGTTGCTTGTTCCTGGCTAGTAGCGTTAGGGAACTTGCGAAGGATTTGAGCCTGAATAGCGTCCACTATAGGTTTAACTTCAGGGTCATTTAATGCGGGGTTAAGTTGGTGGGTATTTTCAGCTAAACCAAGAGCTTTGAATCGCTGATCTACTATAGAGGTAAAAGACTCTCTTTCTTTCTCTACAGCTTTTTCAATTAACTTAGCAGTTGACATGGCATTATGGCTCCATACCTGTCTTGCTATAAGGTTCTGCATTTCCAGGCTGGCTGCTATGGCATCATCACCTCCATTAGCTATACGCTGTTTAAGCTCAGCTGGTACAGAAGAAGAGAAATCCATATTAGCTGCTAACTTAGCTAATTCCTCAGGAGGTATGTTATAGTTAATACCCTGAGGTTGAGTAGGTGCTGCATTAGGGTCATTCTCCCACAGATTAGCAAACTCTGCACCTTGTGCCGGAGCTGGTTGAGGTGCTGGAGATGGGGCTTGGACTTGCGGAGCTGGTTGGATGACAGGCTCTGGTTGCTTAGCTGGGCCAAAGCCTATTCTTTCTAATAAACTCATAAGTAATTATCCTCTTGGTTTTGATTTAAGTTATCTTCATTAGTGAGTGGAAGGTAAGAACTTACATTAGCACTTCTATCTAATAGATGCTGTAGTATAAGTATTCTGCCTTGTAGTTCTGCCTCTTTCTGTAAGAAAATCAGAGGGTGCTCTGGATCATACTTAAGTTGCAATTTCTGCACAGCTGCTTCTGCTATATCATTCTGTATAACTGCTTGCTGCTCAGTTGATAGAGAGTAGCCAGTAGCTTGTTCTGGGATAGTTAGTTCCCATGTATGGAAAGGTGAGTGAAAGTTGGGTGTCATAATTTTGGTCTTAGTAATTCAAGTTTAGCCTAAAAACACCCATAATATCATCTTCACGCATAACAATAATAGTACTACCCTCAACTTTAACTTCGTTACCCGCGTATTTGCCGAATAGCACTTTATCGCCGACTTTAACTTCCATAGCGCGTACGGTGCCATTATCCAGTTGCTTACCATTACCTACGGCTAATACCACGCCTTCGCTTGGTTTTTCCGCTGCCGATCCAGGCAATACAATACCTCCTGGGGATGTGGTTTCTTCTTCAACACGTTTGACTATCACTCTATCGTGTAATGGATGTAAATTCATTTATATCTCCTGGTAAAAAATTAAGATAACATAACTGACCGCGGCACAATTAAAAAGCCGGCGGGATTAAAATAATAGCCTTCGTCATCTCCAGTACAAGGGTAAAGGCTTCGCCCTTAGACTTCGACAATCATCCTCGGAGCAAGTTCCACTTGCTCCTTCTGTATTCTCTCGTCTAAGCCCTTGACTGTAGCCTCTTACTTCGGCTATTTTACCCGCAAGACCGGCTTTTTAAGCTAGGCATTGAGCCGCTAGACCTATGTCTTAGCCTCCATAGGTTTTTGAGCTAACTTACCTCCGAAGGCAGTACCTAAGTACAGCATAGCTAGTGTAGATGCCATATCACTATTAAGGTAAACTGCTACAGAAGCTAAGCCTATGGAAGCTAATAAAGTTATGAAGCTCATTAAACGCATTAAGGAATAAGTGCCTGTAGGCTCAGTGAAAAATTCTTTCATGTCAGTTAGCTCCTGTGGATTTTATGCTTGGTATAGTTACTCTACTATCATCCAATCATCAGCTAACATATCAGTTTGACTAGCTAACCAGGGGACGATCTTATCATCTGCTGTTTTCATATCTATATGAGGGCAATAGTTAATAGTAGTACCCTCAGGATAGAATTGATTAAGTGGTAGCCTGTTAACTTGAAAAGTTGAACCTGCTACTAGAAATATAAACATATCTTTACCATTCCAGCCTACTCGACATACTTTATTGCCAAGTTTCATAGCCTCTATAGCTAAGCCAAAAGACATACCATTTGCATTTTCATTCATTGTTATTTACCTATTAGTTTCTATTATAGTTAATGTGAATGCGGATTCGCCCGAAACGAAACGCCCGCTAAGTTAATTAAATCAAACTTGTTCTTGTTGTTCAGCTGCTGGATTACCTCCTTCCATTATCTTATCCATTATACTCTCCCTACTCTCCTCAGCTAACTTCTTATCTGCATTAACTGGTCTACCTGACTTATCAAGTCCGAACTGCTCAGGTAAGGGTTGAGGAGGGAGTTGAGTACCTTGCATATCAGGATTCTGCTTCATTAGCTGCATAACAGTCTGTTGCCAAGCACCTAAAGCTTGTTCATACTGAAGCTGCTCAGGAGGTTTCTCGAAAGGCGATACATCAGCTCCTTGGGTTTTCATCAGATAAGAGAATAAAGGAGCTATGTTATACTCTGCTCCAAGTGCTGGACTAGAGCCTAGTACCTGCATCGCTGCTTGCCATGCATCAGCATTGATGAGTTTATCTGTGGGGAGAATTCCATCTGATACTTTAAACTTAAATACAGCATTTCTAAGCATAATAGGATCAATAGGTATGAGTTTCTTCTTTTCGTCATGATAGAGTTCATCCTCGCCTTGGTATTGAAGTATATTAGAGACTATAATCTGCTTAACTGGAGAGAAGAATTGATCCTCTAGGATAAGAGAAGCTAACTGACTTCTACCATTAGCGGATTGCATTACATCAGCGTATTCATGCTGAGTCTTATTACCCTTAACAAACTGACCTTGCTGAGCTTTATTCTGCCCACTAACTATATCAGCGAAGGCCATCATAGTATTACTTCCCTGCATAAGAACTGGGAATTGATCATTGTTATATGGTATGGAATGGTACATCTGATCCAGAGGAACTCCTGCATAAGCACTGGGCTTACAAGGAATCTTAGCTGCTGGATTAGAATCATTGATATGACGAGCCTCTATGTATAATGGGTTATAGATAGCCCTATCATTCACACTCCTTCTAAGAGAAGCTACCATTCCATTCATCATTGCTGTAGCTACTTGCTGGAATGGTTGGACATTATTAGCAAGTGACTTAGATTGGTACTTAATATCATCGTCATTAGGACAAGCGAAGATGATAGGAAGCATATCATGAGCATTAGTCTGCTTCTCAGCATATATAACTACACTCTGGTTAACTATGATGAACTTCCATATTTGTGGAGTATTAGGTGATGGAGCTTTAATACCGAACTCACTAGGAAGTAGTCTTATATATAAGGTAGTTACTATATAAGCACTCTTATATTGCAAGTCCTCCCTTCCTCCAGCAATACCTGCCCAAGAGAACCAATCAGTACCTCCCATAGCACTTGTCGCCATAGCTACTAAAGCCTTAGGGTTTATCTGCGGGATATAGTATTCCTGAAGAGGGGTACCAGAATTGAATGCTTTAGTTATGTTACCTATAATAGCATCCGAGCCTAGTTTAGATATAAGTTGCTTAAGCTTAATTCGAGTTACCATCTCGTTGTAACCAGCGTATTCCCCGAAAGCAGCTACATCCCTAGGATGACATTGAGTATCCCAGAAGGTATTATATAGATCAAGTTTCTTAACCCTATTACCTTCCCAGATAACTTCCTTAGTCTTAGCTTCCCTCTCACTGAATGAGGTATCAGTCTCGTAAGAAGGTACTGTGATCTTATCCCAAGCTACTTCGCAGGCGCCGAGATTATATTTACCTACATCCCGAAAGAAACGAATAAGTTCTGCTTTCCATGACCCCTTGGTAGCCTCATCAGTTATCACAGCCTCAAGGGCTAATGCTGCATCTTGGTACTCAGGGGATGCTACTACCCCGAAAATAGGATGCCCGCTAAGGAATACACTTGTCTGATAAGTAACAAAAGCTTCCACTTGAGGCATAACTATAGGCACAGTTACATCTTGAAACTTAGTAGCATCTCCAGTCCTATTAGCTGCCTGCGCTCTCTGATGCTCCTTAGTCCAATCTATCTCCCGATAGTAATCCCTATCTATTACTTCCAGATTGGAGCGAATGTTATAGAAGTATTGGTAGCGACTTCTGCAGTGTCGAAGATAAGTTATTATCCCTGTCTGGGACTCATTGGATAGATTGATAAAATTACTTGCTGCCATTAGTGTCTCCAGTACCTTCTTCTAAGTCCATCATTAGTATCTCATTAGGTGTTTCTCGTACATGAAGTATTACTTCTGTATAGTCCATATGTCTGCATAACCTATTAATATATGAGTAGTTAAGAGCTATCTGACCTTCTTGCTCATAAGGGGATAGGTGAATAATATGTTCTGGAGATTTAGGGGAGTTAGAAGGCACAGGTTTCCTCCATAGGGGCTACTTCAGGGAATGATGTGTTAAGTGCATCAAGTGGGTTATTAATCGCTATAAAGTGAGGCATTTCACTTAGAACTCGTATTGCATAGGTTAGTAAGTCAAGTATGCCGTCAGTGTTATTCGTCTTAAGCGCATTGAAGTGAATAATCTGATGACTTACTTGGGAGAAACAATCTGGGTGGATAAGAAGTTCCTGAGCTATGAGAGCTTTAAACATATCTAGTATTCTTGAGTTCTTCGCTCTGGAGCCGGAATAAATAGGGAGACACATAAGCTCAGTAAGCCCTAATTGCTCAGCTATCACTCCGAACCAATAACATAGGGAGTACTGATAAGCATTACCCTCAATCACTATCAGAGCACAACCATACTTAAGTGCTAGTTTAATAGCATTCTTAATAGTGTCCCCTGGAGAAAATCTCCCCTCTAGTATCTCCCTAGCCACTGGCTTGCCTTCAATTATCTGGAAGAGTCCGATAGATACTGCATCACTGTTAACTTTATCATTACTAGGATCAATAACTATGAAACACCCGGCTGGAAGGTCATCTGAAGTGAAGGGATAAGGAGGTATCTTACCTAGGTCTATGTTACTATTAACACTAGCGTTCTCATCATTAAGTACTTCACTATAGAATATCTCAGGGTGTCCGCTATTAAGGTCATTCTGGAACTCAGTTAAGAGTTGCTTGATAGGCTTAAGTGCTTCCCATAGGGAGGTACCATCTGCTAGAATCCCTCCAGCTATGAACTTAATCCATTCAGAGTTATGCTTTAGCTTTCTCAATAGTGAGCCTTCAGTTGGATACATATTAGCTATGAATAGATATAGACAGCCCTTATGACTAGCTGCCTTCATAGCAGTTCCTATCATCCATCTATGAATAGCCTCACTAAGTACCTTACTATCTGAGTCTTCTCTAGTTTGAATATCATCGAATATCTCCACATCAGGTCTGGAGTTCTTTATGTTAAGTCCCCTGACTGAGCCTCCCTGCCCAAGAGCTGCTAGAATGATATTCCTTCCTCTGAATCCGAACTTCTTAACTCCCAGAGTATCCCTCTCTACTCCAATCCGCCAGTCCCCGAATACTGCCTTTATATTAGGTTCATCTAGCATATCTATCACATCCGCTATGATGTTCTCAGCATGTTCAGCAGTATCTCCGAATACTAGAATGAACTTCTTTTCAGTGAATAGGATGCAGAATAGGATGAATAGTTTCACTACGGAAGTCTTACCAAAACCTCTAGGGAGTCCCACTGCTACCTTAGGGAATTCTCTTTGGATGGATACTAGAGTAAGAAGGAGTTTCCAAAGCTCTAGGAATACTACTGGGTATTCATACTCCGTAACATGAGGGAGAGCTAGCCCAGCTAAGAAGTCAAGGTCTTTCTTAGCCAGTTCATATACTTGAGTATGTTCAAATGAGCTAGCCTGAAGGTCTTTAGTTAGTTGCTCTTGAGTAGTGCTCATATCTGGAGTAAGTAGGAAAGAGGGTGACAGAGGACGCGCCTGGCGGTGCTAGCTCTGTTACTTAATGAACTAGATTAATCTTATTAGCTTGCACTAAGCTCGCCAAACCAGCTAGTGTTCCTTTCGCCCTAGATGAAGCAGCTACCATCTGGTTATGACTAGGCAATGTTTGCCGGTACTGGGAAGTCTTGGTAGTTCTTATTAAGATATTCATGAGTTGAGTTCCTTTCGATTATGTTAGTTTGATTAGTAGGAGAAGATTGCGCTGACTCCAGCATATTCGCAAGGGAGGAAGCTGGCAGCACAGAGGAAGCTAACGGAGCTATTGATCCACTACCCATAGTAACAAGAGTCTGATTACCTGCTTGTACTACTTGGTTATTAATATCCACTGTGAACTTACCCATAGTTACTTCCGGCAAGACAAGAGTAACTACTGTGTTATTAGTAACATTACCTCCTACCTGATCTGCTCCAGCTCCTCTCCTTTTCAGCCCATTCACCATATGAAGCGCCCGAATAGCATCCATAGGCTTAGTGAATGCGAACGGTTGAGAGATAAGTGCTTCCGTTCTAGTGATCAGGGTATCCTCAAGTCCATTAAGCCTGTCATCCCTTTCCGTAGCGGCCTGAAGTGCATCTAATCTTCTCGCCTGCACTTGATCTGCAAAGTCCTGATCGCTTAGAAGCTGGGATATATAGGATGGCTCACAGCCCACAGCCGATGCGACTCTTGCAGGCTCAAAGCCATTCCCTAGGAAATTCAATATCCTACCTGAGAGTCCAGTGTATTGCTTTTGATTAGTGGATAGATTCATAATTATTTATTCCTTTATATAATAGTGATGGAAGATACTTGCGAAGCAGGGAGGAGATAGCTAGTAATGACTATAGAAAAGACTAACAGAAAAAGAGAAGAGAGGAATAACTACCGGCGAAGAGGTTAACAGAAAATAAGGGAAGGAAAGAGAGGTGTGAATAGCTGAGGTTACTAGATACTGAAAAAAGTTTAGAAAAATTGAGGAGTGTCTATAGGAGGGCAACCCAGGCTCAGGATTAAAAAGAGCCTAACCCCCTGGGTCTTTGTCAGTTGGGTCTTTGTCAGTTGGGTCTGGTCTGGTAGTTGGCATGTCTGGTAGTTGGGTCTTTGTCAGTTGGCATGTCTGGTAGTTAGTACTAGATAGTGTGACTTAGGTCACAGTTTTGATATTTAACTTGACAAGTAGGATTAGTTAGTGGATACTGATGTCTAGCTTGATAGATGGCTAGATGGCTACTAACACTACTGAATAGATAATTAATATAACTAAGAGAGATTACCATGACTAACTTAAACACATTAACTAACCCTGCTTTATACATTGCTTCTCTAGTGGCTGCTAGATCAGAGGAAGCTAAGAGACTTGAACAGCTTAAGATTAAGTTATTAGTAGGAGCTAATAGCGGATTAGGTGAGGCTAATAAAGGGAATCAGTTTTGGACTAAAAAAGATGCAATGACCAGTATTAATGGTGCTAGAAAGCTGATAGCCTCTTGAGAAGATAAGATTGGATAACTTGCCAAGGACGGCAACCTGCATAACTAAACTAACACTAAACTAACTAACTAAACTAACAATCGGAGTACATAACATGACAGATTTAATTGCACGTATCAGTGGGCAGGCTGGCCAAGGTAAACCAGTAGCTCTTTTAGATGTGGATAGAGTGCAACTGGATGAACTGCTTAACCTAGGGGATGGTGAGACTATCACATTTAGTCAGGTGTGGTTCATGCCTGATGCTAATATTTGAGTGATAGGAAAACAACTGCACTCAGACATACTATTCAAACTCCCAGTAGGTAGTAACCCTTTCAGG